CATATATATGCACTGCAGCCTACGCTAATGGAGTAACAGATTACAGCACATTTAGTGCTAATCGCAAGTATGGAATAAACCTACGTAGAAACGATCCGTATCTTATGAAAGGTTATGACCTTGTAGGGCCAACGCTAGCTAATATGCTTGGCGGAACTAAAGTTGCAAAAGTCCTAACAAATTATTATAAAATGGATTTGGATAAAAAAGTTGTTTCTTTTCGCTATAAGCTCTTGCAAATCTTTTTGAAAGGCGTCATGAGGCCAGTGGTCAGAACTATAGGTTATTTAAATGAGCGCATCTTTAAATAAAGTACGATACCTTTTTATAATAAATTTAATTTCAGCAGTTTTACTTTTTAATTTTGTTGATTTTACATTTTCCGCCATACTTTTAAGTTTGCTTATGTATTTTTTGTATGACTGTCTTGGAATTGTAGTAACTAATCATAGGTATTGGGCGCATAAAAGCTTTAAATTTAAGAGCAGGGGTATAAAATATTTATTTTCTACTCTTGCATTATTATCAGGCACCGGAAGCTCATTAGGCTGGGCAGGAATACATATAATCCACCACAAACATTCTGATAGTGGAGAGGATGATCCGCACGACCCTTCGCGTGGGTTTATCAAGATGTTGTTTTTAAGGTACTCGCTAAATGAAATGAAGATGGTTAGACAAGCACTACCACTATCCCGCGATCCTTATATTAAATACACTAATAGATATTGGGTTTTAATTATTACAACGTATGTTGGATTGCTTTTATTGTTAGGGGGGTTTCAACTCTTATATTTTATGTTTATTATACCCTCTGTTTTAGTAATGTTAGTACAGGCGCTTACAAACTACGTAAACCATCTTGATGTGGGCTATAAAAATCACACTATTAAAGATAACTCATGTAATTGTGTATGGTTGTCTCTAATTAATTGGGGAGAGGGGTGGCATAACAATCACCACGCTAATCCAGCAAAAAGCAATCTTCGTGAAAAATGGTGGGAAGTAGACATCTCAGGAATGATTATAGACGTTATTAAGGCTAGGTAATTATGGAAATAACACAAGATCAATTTACAGCTAACCTAGAGCAGATGCCTGAAGGGGCGCAGGTGCAGGTTGTACAGCTAATAGAGCAGAACGAACCTCCTGTACTACAAGCGTTTGCTGCTAGCTTGGGTGTCACCCTTTCGATGGGTGAAGAGCCAATGGCAGAGGAGCCAATGCCGCAGGAGCAACCTTCTGTGCTTGATGAAGTAATGGCAGAAGAGCCGGTAGCACCAGAGGAACCTGCCCCGGTAGAGGCACCTCTGCCAGAAGCGTCTCCCATGCAGGACCAGATGCAACAGTTAGCCCTTGGTGATCAGGTAGCAGGTATGATTGATCAGCCGGGTGCAGAAGATCAGACAGGTGTGGCTGATGATGTACCCATGAAGGCAAGAGAAGGCGCATTTATTGTAAACGCAGCCGCTATTGCAAAGGTGGGTAAAAAGGACTTTGAAGAGCGTATCATTGAACCTGCTATTGAATACCTAAAAGAAAAAGAAGGTATAGAGGTAGATAAGGGTACTATTACAAGGCCAGCACAGCAGGTAAAAGGCGATCAGCAAATACTTGCCTCAAATAAAGAGTATCACATTCCTCCAGAGTTAGCGGAAGTAATAGGCACAGACCTGCTTGAAAAGATTAACAAGCGTGGTGAGGCAGAGACAGAGAAGAAGCTAGAAGAGCAAGAGCAGCAGCCCCAGCAGCAACAGCAACAGGACTTTGCACAGAAGCAAGTTCCTGTTAGGGCTGCGAAAGGGACGCAAGTACGTAAAAAAAAAGCTAGTTCAAAAGAAATAGATATGCTTGCAAGGCTTTTAATTTCTGAAGCTGGCGGTGAAGGTAAAGAAGGTATGCAAGTTGTAGCTAATGTTGTTGGAAACAGGTTATTTGATAGAAAAACAAATTTTGTGGCTCAAGATAGTTATCAGAAAGTAATTAGTGCAGACCTTCCTAGCAAAAAAGGCAAAGAGTTTACAGGCTATGACAATGATAACTATAAAGATGCCCCACAACATCCTAAATGGAAAGAAGCTTTAGATTTAGCTGAAAGACAAATAGCAGGAAGTTTAGATGATGTAACTGAGGGCGCAACTTTTTACAGAAATAAAAATATTAAACCCGGAAAAGAGGGTTCAACTGCACAAGGACAAGAGTTTTTTGATAAACGGGTTGCTAGTGGAAGATTTGAAATATTTAAAACAATAGGCGGTCATACTATTTATAAAGATAAAGATTCTTCTACTTATATTAAAAATGCTATACCCCGACCCAAAAGAAAACCCGCTCCCCCAGCGCAGCAAACACAAAACAGTTTTATGGGGTCTGCTCCCCCCATAGGTTCTCCTGAAGATGAAAGGGAGAATCAAATAGCAAGAGAGCAACTTGAAGCAGCCACCCGTTGATACAACGGCCCTGCTAGACTAACCCAACTGCGGCTACCCCTTAGAGGCCCCGCAAGGAGGAAAAATGAAAACCCAAGAACAGGAAAATCTAGGCCCCTATCGTGGCAAGTACCGCTCTGACTTACAGGACGATGCACAAAACGAACAGGCTACCCTAGAAGATAGTGAAATTGAAAGCGAGGTTGTTGATGATGAAACCATTTCCGTCTCTACAGAAATAAAGACGGAGGAGCATGACTACAAAAAACGCTATGATGATCTCAAGAAGCACTACGACTCCAAACTCTACGAGTGGAAGGAGGAGCGCGAAGAGCTTCTACAAAAGCCGCAGCCTATGCAGGAATACCCTGAAGAGAATGCGGACATTGAAAACTTTAAAGAGAACTATCCTGACGTTTATAATGTAGTTGAGGCTATGACTACTAAAAATTCTGCAAAAGAAGTTCAAGAACTTAAACAAGAGATAGAACGTCTTTCACAGAAAGAAGAGCAGTTACAAGCTAAAAGTGCTTACCAAGCGTTGTTAGCCCTGCATCCAGACTTCTCTGATATCAAGAAGTCAGACCAGTTTAAAGAATGGTTAGGAAAGCAGCCACCCAACATTGCTGATGGAATCACCAAAAACAACAACGATGTTCAGTACGCTTCTCGCGTTCTAGATTTGTACAAAGCCGATACAGGCAGTGCAAAAAAAACTAGAGGTCGTCCCTCCAAGAAACAGTTAGAAGCCGCAGCAGAGGCTGTTACTCGGACTAGTCCGGTTAATGTCTCTACAGATAGCGGTGGTAACAAGAAAGTGTGGACAACCTCAGAGATACGTAAACTCAAACCGCATGACTTTGACAGGCTTGAAGCAGAGCTAGATCAGGCGAATGCGGAGGGTCGTATCGTTAATGGCTAAACTTATATAGAAAGGTTAAGGAAATGGCTGTTGGTGTATCCTCCGGTTACGGTAATCTTCCGTCCGGTAATTTCCAAGCCGAAATCTATAGCCAGAAGGTTCTCAAGTTTTTCCGCCGTGCGTCAGTTGTAGAAGATATTACTAACACTGACTATGCGGGGGAGATTGAGAATTTCGGTGACACGGTTCGCATTATGAAAGAACCCACTGTCTCGATTTCAGCGTATACCCGTGGTGCTGTGGTTACTCCGCAGGACTTGGCAGACGATGAAATTCAATTGACTGTAGATCAGGCTCAAGCGTTTGCGTTCAAGGTAGATGATATCGAAGAGCGTCAATCGCACGTTAACTTTGAGGCGCTTGCTACCTCTTCAGGTGCATTCTCTCTCAAACGTAACTACGACAAAAATGTACTTCAGTCCATGATTGATGGTGCAGGTATCAAGGGCGCTTCTGGCTCCGTTGAAACCGACTCCAATCTTGGTACTTCAGGTACTCCTCATACGATGGCTGGCAGCGATGCTGGTGATGAGGCTGTGCAAATCATCGCTCTTATGGCGCGTCATCTTGATCAAGCTGATGTTCCAGAAGAGAACCGTTGGTTTGTAGCGCCCCCGCGTTTCTATGAAACTCTCTACAAAGCGGGTGCTAAAATTGCGGAAGTTCAAGTAACTGGTGACGATCAGTCCCCCATGCGTAATGGGTTGCTGACGGCTCAAAAGGTTATGGGCTTCTCGCTGTATAAATCCAATGCCCTTCGTCAGTCTGCTGATGCAACTACGACGACGGACATGGTATCACTCAGTGGCGTTGCTACCGGAGAGAACATTGTTCTTGCTGGTCACATGTCGTCAACGGCCACTGCTAACTCCATTGCTAAGACTGAAGTTATTCGCGATCCTGATTCATTTGCTGATGTGGTTCGCGGTCTGCACGTATATGGCCGTAAGGTCATTCGTCCAGAAGGCTTGGTCCTTGGCATTGTTGATTACGCATAAGGGAGGTATGAATTATGGCTACTTATGATCGTACTATTTCCGGCGGTGGAACCGTTGGTCATCCCTCGCGTATGCCCACTCCGTATGTGGTTACTTCACAGGTTTGGGATACTGCCGATGGTGGTGCTGGAGGAGACGTTGTACAGCTTGTAGACGTTCCTGCAGATACCATGATTGTTGCTGGTGCGCTTGAAGTTCTTGAAGCGCGTGGTAATGGTCAGATTACTATGGATATTGGC